ACAGAAGGTTCTGTCCTTCTGCATACTTCTCAAACACTAACTCCTGATTGGGAGTCAATGGATTGACAGGAACCATGTAAGATGAATCAATAGGTTTCTTTCGTTTCATCATTTTCTTTGACATGGGTTGGAGTGGTGCAGTACCATTACCATTACCGTTTGATTTCTTTCTAGCTCTTGGCATTATGTAAAGCGACTCAAGTTTGATCGAGGGTGTGCTGCTTGGACTTTGGACATGACTTCTTTGAAACCATCATCAGCTTTAGGTTTGCCATACATATGACCACCTATACCTGCATTCCAATCTTTATCCCAATCGGGATTGTCTTTACGCCACTGATCATAATCACTCATTGACATGGAGAGTTCTTTTTTCTCTCCAGTACTTTTATTTAGAACAGGGTAGGTGGGCATTCAAGTTTCCTCCTTTTGTTGTTTTTGTTCTTGCTTAATATGCCATCTAAATTGTTTGGCATATTTAACATCCTCTTCAGTATACCAGTCTGGGTGCTTTTTTGCAAGTTTTATAATTTTCTTCGCTGCTTTTTTATCCTTCAAAATTAACTACGCATTTGTACTAACTAACTATTTAGATCACTCAATCCTCAAACATGGTTGGATATCCTCCCAATTAGTATAGCGACAAGGACATTCATCCTCTTCCTCAGGACACCATCCAAGTGCCTCAGAGATCACTGGGAACTGACAGGTGAAATGATCTTTAACAAGGAGTGCAATCTCTTGGTGCTCCTTCTGGGTACCATTGGAAGAACGCAATTCGATATAATGAATCCAGTTACGAAGGTTACCAGTCATATACATTTTTGTTGGTACGGCAAGAGGTAATACATTTCTTGCACATTCTTTTGCAATACCTGAAGCAAGCATTTCTTTGTAGAGGTTCATTCCATCTACAAAATGCCTTTGCATTTTTAACTCGTAGTCCTGTCTGACAAATGGATCTATATCATCAATACTATTCTGTCTATTTTTATCATCTTGACGACGTAGTTGTGGCAGAGGAATACTATCTCCAAGTAAAGAGGAGTCAGCGTATCTCTGTGAAAATTCTTGAAATGTAAACGACCTATGCCTCAGCACTTGAGCAGCGATAGCACGAGTAGTATGAATCTCTAAGGTCATTGATGCTTGCTCAAAGACAGACCAATGACCGTGCTTAATACAATACTTTAATAACCCTGCAACTTTAGGGTTGTCCTGATTGTTAGGATTACTCACACGAGCAATATATCCAATGGTCTTCTCTGCATCAGGAGTAACAGAGATCAAACATACTTGAGTCATGAATTCCTTAATAATATACGAAAAATTACATACAATCCCATTGCAGACCAGTATCCTAGGGTTGCCAATCCAAAGAGACCTGGTATGCAAGCATTCCATACTAGCATAAGAGCTAAAGGTGATAGAAATAGGTTACCAATTGCATTGACAACTTCCCTACCCTTCTCTTCATTCCTTTCTTTTTCTGCCTTCTTATCTAGTTCTTCCTGTTTTACTTCTTCGTCTTCCTTTTTCTGTTCATCTAAGGCACGTTTATCAAAGTAAATTGTCACTTTTTCCTGCCTTTCTTTGGGGGTTTTGGTTGGTTTGGATCGTTCCATAATTTAGGATTACTTCTACCTTCTGATTGTGTGAATTTTACAAAGTCTTTTTTATAAAGATCATAATAATAATCAAAAAGATCTGCTTCCTTTCCTGTAAGTGCGATGTCAAAGCATGATACATTATCTACCTTATACTCAACCAGATAGGCAGAATATGGTAGAGACTTATCCTTTGCATCATCGACAGTACATTTCTCTTTTAAAACCTTTACTCCTTTCAACCTCTACCTCCCCACTCAATCTGAGGGAATGCTTCGGATACCATTGCTCTAGTGATACGCTTATACTTTTTGTTAAGTCCACCATCCTTGGCAAGCACTACAAGTTCTGCTTCTTCCTGATGAAGTCCCTCCAAGAGTTGAACAAACATAGTTTCTCTCTTCAAACCTTTTAGTCTAGGTTCTCCACCTTTAAAGAATCTATAAAGACCACGATACTCTTGCTCAAGGCGAGAGTGATCTGTTCCTATAGGTGCATCGTTAGGAGTGTAAGGTACATCTCCTTCTGGCATCACTGATTCAATACTCTCATCAAAATTGATGATTAACATCTGCCTGAGAGCATTGCTATTATGTTTACGAAGAAGATCTACTTTCTCCTTCTTTGTTTTTGCATTAGAGACCTTTCTCAAAATCTCACTGAGTAGTAACCTAGGGTTACTGTTGTCCATATTACGTGGCATAATTTAATTCCTGTGATTAGTCTTCTTCCTCATCTGCATCCTCAAACTTCCAGTATGGATTTGTTGGTCTGATGTAGATAAGTTCATCATGTAACATGTTACCATCTTCATCAAACATTTCAGGATGTACAACCGATTTAGAGTATGCTGCATTTTCTATGTAGTCTTCTACATATCCTTTTGCCAACCAAGAAACAGTTACCCCAAGGATAAATGCTCCTATAACAAATAACACAATCAATGCAATAATGATTGGTTCCATAGGGTTTCTCCGCAGCTATTTTTATTTAGTGTTTATATCAAGTTGTTCTCTCTCAAATATAAAACAGTTTCGGTACAACCTCCAAGAGTTTTACCATCTAAAATAACTTGAGGGAATGTACTACCATTACCAAACTGTTCATAGAAACCTTGTCTATCGAAATGTGTATCTAAACGATATTCAGTAAACTTATATCCCTTACCAGCAATAACTGCTTTAACTTTTGAGCAATAAGGGCATCCATTACGAGTGTATACAGAAAAATTCATAAGAAATATGTTTTTAACATTATAGCATAAAAAAAGAGGGTGTCAAGCACCCTCTTGTAAGTTCCGATTGTAGAGACCGCACGAACGATGTCTCGTCTCTATTTATAATCAGAATGTGAACTTAGCACCGATTTTAGCACCCCAGTTACGGATGGTGTCGCCATCGCTGTCTTCGCCAGCAGTAGCACCAGAGATCTCAGCATAAGCAGCAAGATCATCACTAAGAGGTACAGAAGCACCAACCTTACCAGAAAGTTCTGTTTCTGTTTCGTCAGCAGACTCAGAATGAGATAGTGAAGGACCACCTTGTACATAGTAAGCGATCTTACCTTCAGTACCTACTGTACCTTCGTATCCGATATGTACATCTGTAGTAGCTGCAGAGTAATCTCCATCAGGGTATGTAAGGTTGCTCTCTACATTCACGTAAGGACCAGCAAAAGCTGCACCAGCGAGAAGGAATGGAGATGCTGCTACTGCAGCGATTGTTGATTTGATTGACATGATTGTTTTTAAAGTATCTCGCACGGGTACTAAAAAACCCTGCGGATGATAGATTTCCCGACATGGAAATCTTGTATGAACATCTACACAGGGTTACGATTATTTCGAGTCCTTTGTATGATACTATTTAGCATAACATCAACTTATACATTTGTCAAGCGTTCGGATTACCCAACCTCTGCTCCCTTAAACGCTCGTGAGATTTCTTTCTTGATTCTAAAAGCATGTTAGCAACTCTTGAACGAGACTCTTGGTCTTGTTTAGGATCAAGATAATCTATAAGAACATCCATAGGATCTACAATTGCTTCGAACTCAGCATCTCCATCACCAAGAATCTCTTTCAACTCTTTAGGTAAATTTTCGTTTTTAATTTTTGGTAATTCCATTACTCAATCTCCTTGTATGTGTACCCTGTAGCATCTCTAGTATTCCAGATCAAGTTACCTCCCTCTATGAAAGGTCTTAAATCTAGAGACGAAGCTATTATAGCATTAGTGGCAACCCCTTGGTTAATTGTTCCAATATCTATGTGAGCAGTACAACGTTGAGGATAGACAACAGATACTATATCTCCAAGGTCTGCTTCATTTCCTAATGGATTGTTTGCATACGCAGTAAAGATTAGAAATTTGAGTCCATCAAAAAGAGTTGGGTCAACAGGACCATTCAATGATCCACCACTATTAAGATAAGAAAGAACCCAATAAGTCATACCACTCTCATCTGGTGCTCTACCTCTGTTTGGAAAGGTACCTGTGCGTCCAAACCTACCACTAGTATACTCTTCAGCGATTGCTCTGACAATAGGATAATAATACACTGTAGCATCTGTGTGATCTGTAAATCCTAAATCATTGTACTCAGTAAATGAACCTGTACGATTGATCTGTACATTTCTCATAAATGACATGTACTCATTACTACCACTATTATCATTCAAGCAAAGTCTTTGTCCATCGTTTTCAGCTCGTATATTATCTGTATAAAAAGCACTACTTGAATATGTTCTACCTTGTGCTCCACCACCTTCTACTTCAATATTTTTAGTAGTAGAAACAGCAGATGTAGTCTGAATAAATGATTCTCCACCAATGTAGTAAGAAACAGCAGATGTACTACCATTAACTCTAATAGTTGCAGTTTGACTACCAGATGTGCTAGAAGTCTGAGTAAATGTTTGACCTAAGAGTATCAAAGTTCCAACTGATCGTCCAGATACACTTACTTGATCATTCCATGCAAAATCAAATACAACATCAGCAGATCCTGCTCCAGTTATATCGATACCAGTTCCATCAGAACTAAACGTAACACCTACAGTTGAAGTACCTATCTGAGTAATACTTGAAATAGTTAGACTAGCATTTTCATCAAACCCACCACCAATATCATCGTCCCACATAATCTTAGTAGGAGATGCTATTTGATACCCCGAATCAGATGAATTACCTGCGATTGTCCAATCAACACCAGTAGCAGTAGCAGCAACAGATGTAAAGGTCAATGGAACTTCTCCAAAACCTTCTCCTGTTACTAACAAATCACC